TCTAGAGCTTGGGGTGCTGCTAGAGGTGTTGTTAGTTTACGTTACATAGGTTCAGAAATTTTATTAAGAAATATGTTAAATGATAAGAGTGATATACTAATGCGTGTATTGTCTACACCAGAACTATCTCCTTATATAATGGATGCTGTACGCTACGGACAAACACCAGCTAGGATGCAAAACTATTTTAAAACACAATTTATGGCTGCTATGATAGCTCAAAAAGATGATCAAAGCGATATAGATGACATACAAAAACATATGAATGGGTTTTTTAAAGAAGCCGTTAGACAAAAACAAGATCCAGTACAGCTAATCATGTCTATGTATTTTACATCAAAAAATCCAGAATTAAGAAAACAACTACAAATTGATTTACAAAGAGCAAATCAAGGATTACCATCAAAACTACCAACAATAATGAGAGAAAGTGTAAGTACACCAAGAGGGGTCAAAGAGAGATTAAGACCTAGAGCAGAAGATAGTCCTTTCTTAGATAAAACGCAGGAGGTTTTAGATAAAACGCAAGAGCAACTGCAAAATCTTGGTCTACTGTAATGAGTGAAGGACAGCAAACAGAAGTTCTTCTTGCTATAGGTAGATTAGAAGGTAAGGTTGATAGTCTAGTATCTTCTCATCAAAACCTTGATGTAGATATTAGACAACTTGGGAAACGTGTTAACACATTAGAAAAAGATAAATCTAAAATGTATGGGGCTGGTGTAGTTCTAGCTCTTATGGGTAGTGCAGTAATGTGGTTAATTAGTATGCTAAAAGCTCCATAAAGAAAGGGAAATTGCAATGGATGTAGGCATTGTAATAGAACTTTTTGAGAAGGTAGGTATTCCTGTTTTAACCGCTGCTGCCGCTGGATATGGGCTATGGTGGTTAATACGATGGATCACAAATACTTTTCGTCAAGATGTTCTAACAGCACTTAAAAATTTACATAAAGAATTAGACGAAGAAATTAGAGACACCAGAAATTTATCAGATAAGAAGTTAGCTGAATTAACTATTATGGTTGTTAGGTTAATTGATCGTGTTCGTATTCTTGAAAAAAATTTCATTGAGCATGATGAAACAATGAGAGCCGTGTATGCTCTTGGTGGTAAAGCTAGACGTAAATTAACAAGACATGAAACTGTAGAAGAACTCAAAGAGCAAATTAAAGATGCTGGTGGAGATTAATGGAAATTCTTCTAACACTATTAGGTATAGTGCCTGTAGCAGAAACGATAACAGAAGCCGGATCTTCCGGAGGAGGTAGTATTATGGGTGGAATACCTATGGAATTGATTACAATGCTTGGATCATCATTACTTGGTGGTGTCATGTCAATATGGGGTCAAAGCATTAAGGCAAAAGAAGCAAACAATAAATTAATGATGGCTGCAATGACCAAAGAAGCAGAGGTTATTGACAAAGCTAGACGTTACGAAAATCCGCACTTTCAATGGACACGAAGGCTAATAGCTTTAGGAGCCATTGGTGCAATAATTGTATGGCCTAAAGTTGTAGCTGTATTTTATCCTGACATAGCTGTAACAGTTGGTTGGACACAGTTTAATCCGGGTTTCTTTATCTTTGAAGGCAAAGAGATGGTTAAATGGGAGCAGATGACAGGATTAGTAATAACACCACTTGATACACATTTAGTATCAGCTATAGTAGGACTATATTTTGGTGGTTCATTGGTTAAAAGATAGGAATAAAATTGTGAGTGAAGATACAGAAGAAGAAAAACAAATTAAAGAACCAAGTAAATTTAAGATGCTTTCTCCAAAAGCAGTAAAAAAAAGAATTAAAGAAATATTGTTAGAAGCTGACGCTATTGCAAGACCTTTTAATTAAACTTTTTCTTTTTTATTGTTTCGTGTAAGGTAGGAAGATCTGGGACTGTTGTTGAAACTCTTTCATTAGGATAACTTACATCTGTTATTGAGCCACAATAATCTTCGGTTTCTTTTAAAACAAACTCAATTAAATTACTAACATGATTTATTAATCCTGCTATATCTTGAGTGTAATCAAAGTCAGGCATATACTCATCCATGTATTGAATAAAGTCTTTTGCATCAATCTTTGATACTTCAACCGCAGGATTTAACGCATTTTTTGCATCCAACAGAAGAGAGAAAGTGAGAACAGGTGTGTATCTGTTCTCTTTTTTTTTGCCGTTATACATCTACTACCTCACAAACATCACCAACACAGCTAAACTCTTGTGTTCCTTTAGTACCATCTTCTTTTTCATACTCACTAAGTTTACCAAAATCAATATTATGTGGCATTGAAAGTACAAGTTTATCATATGCATCTTCATCTATTGACTCGTAAGGAGCTTGAGTATACATGGCATCAGAGTGTGGGAAAAATGATACACCTGACATATATTCAAAGTTTTTGTATACCCATGCTGCAACTTCAAGCCATTCGTGTTCTCTTACAGTAATTGTTATACTAGGTTTGTGTTCACACCAATGTTTTTGATAGGTGAGCCACAAATCTAAATGCCTGATAGGATTAAGGTCATCATTAAGAACAGATCCTTCTGGAGCTACTATAGGAAACGAAAATACTGCTGTATTTTTACTTTCTACATCTCCTACTGCATCTTCACAAGGTATTCCTGTGTCCATTAAAAACTTTGTAAGAGGATCTTTTTTATCTCCACGCACTCTACGAATATAATACTTACTATGTCTAGCATGAATACCACTTGCCGCATCTACTAGCTGACTGACTGTACCCGATGGCTTTACACAAGTAATAGCTGTGCTTTGTGGAATACCTAGTGCTTCAGACCATACTTTATTGGTGTCTATTGCTACTTGTCGTAAGTCTTCCAGTAGCTTTGGTAAGTCTCCTTCGGATCCATTGGTTAAAGTATTGTCCATAATACCTGTAAGGCTAACACCAAGCAATCTTTCCTCTTCGGTAGTTGCTTGCCATACTTTACGCAAGTATTTAAAGTTTGTTTGTGTAGATTGATAAGTGCCTAGTATTGTAGCTAGTCTAACTTTTTCTTTTAGTGTATCAAAAGTATCTTTTCGTTTAACCACTACTTCAGTTAGGTTACAAAACTGATAAGGTCTAAGAATAATCTCACAACAAGGATTTGTGCCAAAATCAAAATTAACATCTCTCCTGCCATTTGCAGATACTTGTTTTTTAACAGCTGCCCTACTAAACATTCCTCTTTCTCCGGATCGACTTTCATATAAAGATGTCCATTCTTTCATAAAAATACCCATTTCGGGTGTGTTTTTGTATACAGCAGAGTTGTTAGCGTAAGATCTATAGCTATGATGGTTCCACCAATCGCCTGATTTAGCACCTCGTAGTAAATCATCACTAAGATTGCTAAGAGAAATGAGTGCAGATCTGCGAACACCACCTACTACTACTACTTGTGCCGTTTTACACACTAAATCATGGCACTCTATACTACTCAATCGCCTACCTGCACTCTTTCTGAACAGATTAACCGCAAATCTGAACAGATCGTCTAATGGTTCTGGACCACTTGCCCTACCACCAAAAGTTTTTAGTCTGGCACCAGCAGGGCGTACTTTACTCATGTCCCAAGTAGGAACTTGACCAGCATACAACAAGGATATTAATTCTTTAAATCCTCTAGCCCATCCTGATTTACTATCAGCAACATTTATTATTGTATCACTTTCTTCAAAGTGCTCTTCAACTATAGGTAATTGTAGTATACTCTCTCGTTCTACTGAAAAGCCAACACCAGTGCCATTCATAAGAATATACAGTATTTCATCAAATGCTCTTGGGCTATCAATAGGAGTGTAGCTACAGTTGTACGCCGCAACATTACATTTCTCTACTGCTTTACCTGATGTCATTAGTAAACGCATAGAAGGCATAATATCAAGACTAGACACAGATTTTTCTAATTGTTTCATGGTATTTTTATCAAAAACATTACCGCTTTTTTCTGTTGATTGCATATATGAGAAATAACGACCTACTGTTTCTTCCCAAGTCTCTCTACGGTTTTCTTCTTCTACCCAACGTGAATAACGTGATGTATGTATGTATTCTTGATATGCTGATGGTAATTTATTATCTTCCACTTATTGCTCCTATATAATTAAATAATTTGTTTGGGTTGTTTCGTACTTCATTTAATTTATCCAAAGGTGGATAATAATTTCCTGATATTGAAATTCTTGTTTTTTCACTACAATTTCTAGATGTTGTGTGAGGAAGATAAGTAGGAAAAATTATTAAATCTCCTTCACTTGGTATTACTTTATGAAAATGTCTATACTTATCTATCTGTATTATTCCTACAAAATCACCACTATTCTTTGGAAAATTAACCCAATATACAAATGATAATCCGGGTGGACCGGGATCTTGATGTGTATGAAACATTGTAGATTGTTCTGGTTCTACTAAATGTGTCCATGCTTCATCACCCATTAATAAATAAGGATTGATAGACTGTATTACATCATCTATTTTTTTTAGTAAGTGATTGATAGCTGGTGTTTTTGGTAAAACAACATCTTCAATACTAGGGTCCATAGCATTAAAGTTTAATTTATTAGCAGACTGTTCTGTCGCATCTTTTTTAATTTGTTCGTTGTCTACTTCATCTAAAAGATTATGCCGAGACATTCCAACCAAAACAATAGGTGAAAACTTTCCTTTAATGTAATCTGTCATTACATAAATCCTAACTCTAACTTAGCTTCTTCAGACATCATATTTTGGTTCCAAGAAGGATGAAATACAAGATTAACATAAGCTGTATCTATACCTTCAACAGTTTTAACTGCCATTTCTACTGATTTTAATAATATATCTGCAACTGGACATCCCGGACTTGTTAGTGTCATATTAATATCAACATGATTATCTCTTTCTTTAACATCATATATTAAACCAAGCTCATAAATGTCTACAGGTATCTCAGGATCATAGACTTTTTTAAGAGCTTGTTTAATTTCTTCTCTCATTATAGTCCACTTAAATCGGCTTCTTTATAACGATCAGATTTCATTACTTTGCCATCTTTTCGATACACAGGCTTACCATCTTTGTCCAGTTTTGACATATTAGAACTATGCACTCTGTTAAATATCACTTGCATATCCCATCCAAAGTCTACAAATAAACCAGCTAGAACATACAGTAAATCTGCTGACTCTTTTTTAATATTATTTTCATCTCTTGCATCTATAGCATAAATCAATTCGTAAAATTCTTCTTCAATTAAAGATCTTCGTAAATCAAAAGTATCGGTTACAGAAATAGAATTGCCTATATCTGAAAAATTTAGATCTGTTGGTCTGTTAAAAGCTGTTTGAAACTCTTTAACAGCATCTTGCATTGTTCTGTATTTAGGCATCATGTAATGTGTTTACTCATTTCTATCATAGTATTATATTTCTCTCTTTTCTCAACTAATTTATTCATATACCATTGTGCCTTTTTTAAATCCTCTATAGGATTTTTTTTATGCTCATATCTAGAAACGTACTTTATAATATTACCTTCTAGATAACCTAAAAATCTTTCCTTAGACATTTGTTCTTCCATTACCTCAATGGTTTCAAGACTACCTTTGGTGTAGTGTGGTGGATTGTTTACACTATCATTCGCAGATTTACTTTGACTTTCTTCCCACTCTTTAATTTGTTTTTTTCCAGCTTCTCCTTTCCACGTTCCATCTATTATTTTTGGCATTACTCTTCTCCTTCTTCCTCGTTTCTTAACCATTGTTCGTCAATAACTCTGTTATTATATTTAAAATCATTTCGTATACACCATTGAGCATACGTTGTTTTTCCAGTTTTTGTTAGTTTGTTATTTGCATTTGAAAATACAAAGCGGACATCAATGTTAGGATGTTGCTTTCTAAAAGTCAAGTGTTTTGTTCTGTCTTGAGAGGTAAAAAAACCTTTGGTTTCTATGTATATTTGATGTTCTGGTAAATAAAAATCTGGTGTATATGTAGTAGTCTTTGGTTGATATTCATAGCTGTCTGGTTCATAGTCAAAATCAACCTTTCTTCTAATTAAATCGGATGCAAAATCTACTTCAAAATTACTTCTGTATTTTGTTCCGGCTACACGCCTACTCATTCTAGTCCGTCTTGACATGGCTCGGCCTGTATGTTTCTAGTAGGTAATTAATGCTATTGTTTATGAAGTCTAATGTTTTAGGTGCGCTACTTATCATTCTACTACTGTACTCCTCTTGTAAAAATCTATTTTCTAAAAATATAATAGCTCTGCGATCTAGGTACTTTACTATTCTATCAACATCTTTATTAAACTTAATTTTATTTTCTTCATACTCTTGATCTGTCCATTGAGCTTCAATAAAAAAAGAGGGAGCTTTACTAATTGTCAATGGTAAACAATTTGTAGCTTGTCTCATATAAACTTTGCCTCCTTCTTTTTTTTCATTCTCTGAATAAATAAAATAACAATTAGAGTTATTTGTAACATCTTCTTTTTTTATTCTATGGTACAATATAAGAGGCATTACATGCTTTCTTTGTTTAATTGTGAATACCAAACCATAGGAGGATTTTTTGCCTCTGACGCAACCTTATGATAGAGTTTTGATTTAGGCCAACAATGGCTTTTAAAATTACAAAAACTACAAGTGGTATTTAATACTCTATTTCCTGTAGACTTTCCTCTAAATCTTTCTGGAACATCCTCTAATTTTTGTAAAGGAATACTTTTATCTTGTAAGGCATTTATGTTGTACGAAGCTATAGCCAATGCAGATGCACGTTCATCATCTTGTATATTAGGTGCTGGACATACTTGTATTTCACCTGACGATTTATTAATTACTATCCAACCTCCAAAGGGTTTATTATCTGCCTCTGCATATAAATAGCCTTGCACTACATAACCAAAAGGATCATTGTCTTTTACACGAGTGTAGCTTGAAAATTTACTGGTGTAAGCGTAGGGGCTTGCTGTTTTAATATCCCAAACCTTACCATCAATAATTATGTCAAGAGTTCCTTTTAATTGTACACCTTCAATATTTAATGTTACAGCTTTTTGATAATCTTCTACATTAACACCAGCTTCTTTCATTTCAAGGTAAAGCAAAACTTCAAGCAGATCTCCAAATAGAAATCTGTTGACTGCGTTATATTCCATAGTTGATGTAGTTTTAATTTTATCTCGTTCTAGCTGTTGTTGGCACAGAGGTTTACCTAAACCAGACATACGCATAGACCAAGTTCTTTTTTTATTTGAAAATTGTTTTTCTAATGCTTTTCCACATTCTTCTTTAAAGAATAAAAGTAAATCGGGAGAGATGGTTTTCTCCCCCGAAATTACCTGTTGTAGATAAAGTTGTAAATACTCCTTAATAAGATTATTCATCTAGTGAGTCAACTATCTCCACATCTTCAAAGTCTTGCCGAGACTCTTTATACTTTTTCTCAATGTCAGAATTATGAAGATTAACTATATCCATAAAACTTTCAAGTAATGGAACATCTTTATCTGGAGCAAACTCCACAGTATCTTTATCTTTAATACTGGCCTTATAAAAAATGTTACCACCATATTTTTGTCTCGAAGTAGTTAAAGTTGCTCTCGTGTTAAATAGTAACTTTCCTTGTTTCTCTAAGGTCTTAATCCAATCGCTAACAGGCATGAAGTTACTTCCCTTTGCGTACCAAACATGGGGAATTGCCTCTGCGTTACCGGATAAAGATGCTGTACCATAGATAATTTGAGAACATTTAATACCTGCTTGAATTGTTCTTGCAGGGTCATCTGGAGCAAGAAGGTCAAGTTCCTTTCCTGTTATCTTGCCACATTTCAATCCACCAGTAGTATCAAAAAACTTATCTCCAAATGATGTTGCTTGGATTGTCATAGACGAATACATTTGTTCGCTTTGATCCCAAACACTATACATATATCTTCGTAAATATGGTCGGAAGATAACAGTATCGCTGTGGATTATTTCACCATTTGCATTTTTTACACGCCACTTTCCACGAGGAAGGGTTTTACCTTCATCATCTTCGGTATTGTGTTCAATAGAAAGTCTAGGCAAAAATGACCTATTACTTTCATTGTTAGATACAGATAGATCTTTCTGGCCTAGCATAGCCATAAGAGCATCTTTATCCATACTTTTTGCAGTAACCAAATCGGTTATATTCGGTTGTTCTGCTAACGCTACATCTGTCATATTAGTATAATTCCTTTGTGCTGACAGTTTCAAGATTAGACCAATCGTTACCAATTTTTAACTCTATACCGATTGGCATATTGTATTCAACACCATACCTTCTTTGACATTCCTTTCGTATGCCTAGCATGGCTTCTTCTAATAGACTAATTGATATTCCCTGTTCATCAGGGTGTACATCCAAGACTATACTATCATGGACTGTATTACAAATCAAGCTCTTTATTTGTTTTTCTTTAATTTTTTTATGTAGTGATATTAATGCAACAGGTAGTAGATCTGCGGTTGCAAACCCTTGTACCGGATAGTTTTTTATTTGTGTAGCATTAGAGTAGCCACCATTAGAATAACTTTTTACATTTGGAAACTGATATTCTCTGCCTGATGGTAGAGTTATTTTTTTGCGTACAAGAGCTTCACGACCTAATCTTTGATGCCATTCTTCTATACCTTTGTATTTTTCAAGAAATGCCTCATAGTATCTTACTTCACTTGTGGTTCCTGTCTTACCACCATATAGAGGTTTGAAAGTGTGAGCTTTTGCTTCTTGTCGGCTAACACCAATGATACTTGCAGTATAAGAGTGTACATCAACCTTATCATTAACATCCTGTAAGACTTGTTTATCTCCTGCAAGAAACCCTGCTACTCTAAATTCTAGCTGGCTGTAGTCTCCTTCAAGTATTTTACCACCATCAAATCTACTAACGATAGCTTCTCTAACAGGAAATGTAGCACTTCTAGGCATATTCTGAAAGTTAGGATTACGAGAAGATAATCTACCTGTGGCTGTTACACACTGCATAAACTGTGGGTGTATAAATCCATCTTTGCCTGTATTACTTTTTATGCTATCTATAAAAGTATTGAGATAAGTAGACAAAGCATTATACCTCATATACTTCTTTAAAAATTCTCTTTCTTTTCCATGTACCTGTAACATCTTTTCTTTAATTGTAGAAAGATCTGTTTTAAATCCATGCACCGACAAATCTTTTTCGTTTAGTGGATTAAGTCCAAGTCCAGCTACTTCTTTGGTGTTTATGTAAACAGAACCTTTACCAAAACATTTTTTACATTTACGAGGCATACCATAGGTGCCATCTTTTTTCATAAAGTCAACTGTGCCTCTACTTTTACAAAGATTACAAGATCTTTTATGAGTTTTTAAAAATGCACCTACTTTATACTGATACTTACTTTTAAAAATACTTGGGCTAGATGTTCTAATAAATTTCTTTTTTCTCTTACCATCTTTAACAACTGTACCCAAATCAAAAAATTCTTTCCATTCTTTTTTATCTCTCACAACCTTAGAATAAAATAACTTTGATCTATCTTCTCCTGATGCTAAATTGATTGGTGTATCTCCACACAACTCTTTAAGCATAGTGTGTAATTTATCTTCTATCTCCGTATGTTCATTTCTAAAATCTCTTTCAATTTTAAGAAGTTTAGGAACATCAACCTTGATGCCAGCATTTTCTATATCACATAGTGTTCTGCAAACATCCATATGTAATTTAACTGTAGCTTTCATCTTGTAGCCCACTCTTTCAAAGAAATATTTAATATATCAGCTTGTGCAAATGCCAATTCGTAAGCTGACTTTACGTCTTGTACTCCATATTCTGTAAGTTTATCATAAGGTATTTCGTCTACACCTTTTCCAGCCTTTATAAACTCTTCAAATATGTGAGACTTTTTCTCAGAAACATTGCGTCTTTTACATGAGGCACTAAGAGATATTTCTCTATTTAATCCTCTGGCTAGTAAATATTCAACTCCCATTGTGTCCCAAACTTCTCCTTCATAAGTAAATCCACAAGCTATCAACCATTGAAGATCGTATTTTATATTGTGTCCAATCAATAAAGTTGTTCTATGTAAAACATCTTGTAAGATATTTATATTATTTTTTGTAGGTGGTTCTTCTGCATGATAGAAACATAAATAATTTTGTTCTCCACCATTTGTAAGATAGCCTACCGACACCAATATGTTATTTCCATTGTAAGGCATACTGTTACCTTTAGTAAAAGTATTTTCAATGTCAAGACAAGTAATCATACACTATACCTTCCTGTTGGAACATTTATTTGAACAGGCACAGTTCCATGCCAACCATTTATTTTATTCTTGCTGACTGTTAAAAATCTTGTATTGTTTTCTAATCCAAGTTCTCTACCTATACCTATAATTAAATCTGCTTCTCCTGCTTTACCTGTACGACTGTTATCAAGCATAGAATAATCTATTACTTCTCTTTCGTGTGCTTCATAACTAGCTTGTGATACAGCCCACACCAAACAATTATGTCGCTTGGCTAACTCTCTACCCATAACATAAATCTCTTTTAGTCTTTCATCTCCACGAGTGTAGGTACCATCAATCTTAACTTTATCCATTTGATCTATAAAAACTATATCTGGTTTATTCAATGTAGTAAAATTTATTATTTCTTTGACGCTGGTTCCTACACTATCCATCACAACTAAATTAGCATTAACCTTATCTTTGTATTCTTCTATGTATCTATCTTTTTGTTTTTGCAGGGTATTCTTGTCAATATTAAAATACGCTGTAATAATTCTAAGTTTAACTTTCTGTGCTATTTCTTCGTTAGCCCAGTAATGTACTTTCTGTCCTCTAGATATGTAATGTGATGCTAGATGAGCGCAAAAACTACTCTTACCTACTTCTGGTCTAGCAAATATAATTCCAAAATCTCCTCGATTTAATCCTTGTACGTTTTGCTCTAAAGTATTTAATCCAAAAGTAAAGTCTGATTGCTTAACAGTAGACTTTATTAATTCTTCAAAGTCTTCATGTATAATTCTAAAACTATCTTCTCCATCAAGACTGTTAGATGCAACCTTTTCTATCATTTGTGAGATCTCAGAAAATGCCATAGAGTTTTCACCTGTCCAAAAACCAACAGCCTTCTCTCCAATTTGTCTAGCCATATCTCTTTGCCAAAAAGTTTTAGCCCAATCGTAAGCAAGATTAGCATCAACTTTTTTAACCTCCAACAAATCATCTATAAGATCAAAAGTTTGTACAGCTTTACTATCAGGCATGGCTGGAAACATTATCTTATGTACTGCTACTAATGTTGTAGCATCAAGACTTTCAATCTCCTCATATTTAAGATGAGCTTCTCTAATGGTGTGAGCCAATGATCGCCAATCTTTAGGAAACATAACTGGTGTTATAAAGTTTTTGGTTTTATCCCACACAGATTTATCTAGCATGGTGGCTAGAACATTTAATTCTATGTCTTGCATAAATTGCAACTTTCTTTTTAATTATTCTTAAATACTAATTCTTCTAGTTCTTCTGGGTTCATGTTTTTTAAATCTACTTCTGGAAATAAAACAGAAGAATGTTTTACTTTATGTTTTATTGTATCACAAAGCATCATACTTTTCAATACTGCATCTTTATCCAAACACACCAATACTTTTTCATAATTTTTTCTTGTAAGATAATGTAGTAATATTTCAGATAATATTGTACCACACATAGCTATTCCCACGACATTTTTCATCTTTGAAACAACACAAGCAGATGGAATATCTTCAACTAGGACAGCTATACTGCCACATCCTATTTTGTAATCTGCTGATGTCTTTGCATATTTAAACCATTTTGGTTGAGATCTTGGTTTAAGAGATCTACCTACAGCATTGATTACTTTATTACTTTCTAAATCTTTTACTAAAAATACTATGCGGTCTTGTTGCGGATCATATTTTACATTGATGTGATCTTGGATAAAAAGGTCATAACATTGTACCTTTTTTAAATATGCAATACACGATTTCATATTATCTAATATAGGTAAAAAGTTAGAAGTAGATATTTCTTCCTGTATTGCAATTGGAATATCTGTAGCTTTAGAGAATAATCCATTCTTTAAATTAGTTTTTTGTAATCCAACTTTTTTATATCCTTTTACTTCACAACTAGCATCAAAGCAATTATATACAACTACCATTGATGTAGGTAAATACATAGCTGAGAAAGTATTTCCACTTCCACACTCAGGACAATCTGAACGAACTCGACCTAATTCTACAGCTTCATCAAGTAAATACTCAATATTTTCATTAATTGTTACTGTCATATGATTACATCTGCGTATCTATCGCAATCCTTTGTTTGACAAGGCTCACCAAAATCTCTGGTGGGCTTTTGTTTTTTGTATTTCTCTAATTGATACTGATTATATTTTAATACTATGTCAAGATAACAAATAGAACAAATGTGTTTATTTTGTAGCATTTGATGTATCTTTCTTTGTTTTGTCATTAAACCATTTAATTTTATTATATTTACTTCTAAACTCATCTGATGTATATTTCTGTCTCTCCTTACGAGCAGAAGGAATTGACCATCGAGGTTTTTTAAATTGTTTTTTCATTAATTAAATCCTAATATTGATGTTATATGGTTTACCCCCCAAGGGGTTTAATAAGTTTATCATAGATTTTAGTGTCAGTCAATCCCCTAAAAAAATTAAATTTATGGTTGCAATGATTTCTCATTCATGTTATGTAGGTCTAGTTTGTCGTAATAGAAGGGTGGTAATAAAAATGAGATTATCAAATAAAGAGCAGGATAGAGGGTGGCACTTGCGAGTTTTTCATAGAAAAGCTGTACGAAAACTTTACGAAGCTCGATGGGTCTGGTATCATACAATACTAGCTGTCGAGCTTTTTATTTTAATTATTATACAAACTATTGGATTGTTCATATGAAAGAAATAAAGAAAGTTACACCAACCCATGATCTTAGTTGGTACGTCAAATGGGTAGCAACACTAATAATAATTGTTGGTGCTTGTCTAAATTCATTTGACTTGCAACCATATAGCCATGTTGTTATGTGTGTGGGTGCTAGTTTATGGTTATTTGTTGGTTACTTGTGGTATGATAGAGCATTAATTGTAGTAAACTCTGCTATTTTAGCAATATATTTTGCAGGGTTTGTTATGTATTTAACTTATTATGTTTAACAAAAAGGAAAAAAATTATGTGTAATTTAAACGCTTTCGATAGATTAGATAAAGACGCAAAAAAAATAGTAACTGATAAAATAGCACAAAATACAACATCATTGATGTCTGTATCAAAAAAATATGACCATGATCTTTTAGGTGAAAACGAAATAAAAGAATTAGGTTTACAACCTCGTAAGGAATACTCAGGTGAGATATTTGCTTATTCTTATGCAATAGTAGGAACGGCTATTTCTTTACAACTAGATGATTTTGCAGATGTTATAGCTTGTATTTTTTGGATTAATGGCGTTTCAAATTTAAAATTTGTATCTTTAAAAAATTATAATGAAGATTATTTAAACGAACAATTAGACATTTCAGCACAAGAATATATAGTAAATACAAAAATATCACAAGAAAAGCAAATTAAAGTTGCTAAAGAAAAATTAAATACTGTTGAAGAACTTAAAGTAGCCTAGTGATTTATGTACCAATAACATCAAGCATGAAGCGAATAGCGACCAGAAATGCAAATCGCATGGGTCACATTCGTAATAGTATTACTCGTGGTCAGGGTAATTCCTATGGTTTTTTAGGAGAACAAATTACTAAGTTAGTGTTAGGTGGTGAAATTGTAAACAAGGGCAAGAAATACAATGTAGACTATGATCTTGTTCTTGATGATGGCACTACAGTTGAAGTAAAGACTAAGAAAACAACAGTTGAACCAAAGAAATATTATGAGTGTAGTGTTGCAAAGTACAACACCAAACAAAAGTGTGATTACTATGCTTTTGTAAGAGTGTTAGATACTAAACAAGGTGGTTGGTTTCTTGGTGTTATGCCGAAAGAAAAATATTTTATCAATGCAAAGTTTTTAAAAGCCGGAACAAGAGATGGTGATAATGGATTTCTTGTAAGGGCTGATTGTTATAACATAGCCATTTCAGAATTACAGGGAAAAATATGAAACCATACATGGTAGTAAAAGTAGGTGGCATGGACATAGATATTGTTCGTGTTCCATTGAATGAGGAGATGTTCGGAGATTTTAGTTACATAAATTCTAGGATCCGCATAGAAGAAAAGCTGGTTGGTGCAGTGTTAGTAGATACTGTATTACACGAACTTAATCATGCGGTTTGGGCTATGGGTCAGCTAGAGGGCAAAGCACAAACAGAAGAACGAGCAGTTTCAGTTATGGCTACTTACTGGACACAAATTTTTAGAGACAACCCAAAGTTAATAAAATGGATAACGAAAAACCTAGAAATATTGTAATATCGTCAGAGGAGTTTTTTTGGCGGAAGTTCAATCAATATTTAATGCAAATGGTAGTTAAAAAAATAACTAAAAAACAATTTGTTGACAATATGATGAAATTAGGATATACAGAAAAACAACTTAAAAAAATCCTTATTACAAAAAAAGGAAAACCGCATGACACACAATAAAGAAGTAACTTATTTTTCTGAAAGTCGCAACGAACATATTCCTGTATCATCTATGGTAGATCAGCACGTTAGAAATGCTTTTACCAAGATGTTGAGGAAAGAAAGTGATACGTTTACAACAGAAAAAGCACTCCATCACATCAAAGAAGCATATAAATTGTTGAATGATGTGAGTAATGGATCTAAATAAAATAATCCTTAAAGTGGGAATTATACTTATTCCCTGCTATACAGTAGCATTGCTGACTGACAAAATGGTTTTTGTCTTGCCAATGACTGTTGTGTGTGGCATATTGGCTCATAGTCTTGTTCCAGATAAAAAAGCGGACAAGACATTTGGCGTAGAAGAAGGAGATACAAATGACTAAAGATATATACAAAAGCATAGTAGGTTATAAGATACACGTAGAGTGGTCCGACAATCCTAAACTCGTAAGATTAGACCATGATATGCCTAACTATGTGGCTAATGCTATTGATGAATGGTTTGGGGAGATAGAAAAAGAGGAGAATGTGTAATGAATATATTCAGAGTAGATAATGACCCTATACTCTCAGCACAGATGTTATGTGATAAACACATTGTTAAGATGCCACTAGAAACAGCCCAGATGCTGTGTAGTGTGTTTCATAGGTATAATTTCGGACACCTAGTTAAGTATAAAGAAGCATACAAAAATCACCCATGTACTAGATGGGCTGGTGATAGTAAAGAAAATTATAGATGGTTGGTGAAACATGGAATGGAATTATGTCGTGAGTATACAAGACGATACGATAAAATACACAAGTGTCAGGAAGTTATTAAGTGGGTATCTGCTACACCATTATTTATTTTAGATGATAAGGCTACACCACAACCACAATGTATGCCTGATGAATACAAAGTTGACAATGATGTAGTATTAGCGTATCGTAATTATTATGTTGGTGAAAAAAGTAAGATTGCAAGATGGAATAAAAATAGATTTATGCCACTATGGTTTTTTAAAAAAGGGAGAATGATAAATGAGTAATTACGAAATAGAACTACTAACAATAAGTCCAGAAGATTTAAGAAATAATTTACACTTTCACGAAGATTATTATTCAAAAGAACTTACGGATGGTATAAAAAATTTAACTGATGAAGACATATATTGGGTAATGCGTACAGCAACAAAAAATTATGAGTTTAGTGAGCACTATCACATGGCTATTGAAGATACAATAGATATGTTTAAGAAAAAGTATGAGGTTAAATCTAATGAGGAGAAAGACATTGACCAAACCAAAAAATAATAGTGCGTTGTAGTGTACAGATGGGTAGCATTTCTAGGAGCAGTTTCTTCATTAGTCCTATTGACATCTGGAATTGTTAGTATACAATGGTTAGGTTGGTTAATATCGTCAATATCTTGTCTGGCTTGGATTTACTTTGCTAGACAAGATAGAGACACACCAAGAATGTTAATGGAAATTTGTTATTTTATAGCGTCATTGATAGGAGTAATAAATTGGCTACAGTAAACGAAGAAAAAAAAGTTAGTTATCATATAATAACTGGTGAATTAAGAGATAAGATAGGTACGTTGTTGATGAAACAGCCTTGGGTTGATGTTTATGAGGTTATGAAAGTGCTAACAAATTTAGCATCTGTTGAGGTTGAACAAAATCAAAAAGACCAAAAAGAATTACAGTTTAACAAAGAAGAAATAACTTCTGATAGTAATAGCAGAGGTTAAAACAGAAGGGCAATCTAGGCATATTGTAAAACTGCCTAAAATCTTGTAAGAAAAAATTTTGTAAGAAAAAATAATGTAAATAAAAATTTTGTAAGGTAAATACTATGAAATATGAACATCAAAAATTAAGCCAACCAGCATTAAAAACTTATGTACTTGAAGAAATTTCAGAGTTACAAAATTTATTTTTAACCTACGAAAAATTAATAAAAAAAGAACCGGCCCCAAATCATTTAATCTATATTAAAAGCTATTTAATGCGACTGTATAAAAGTATAGAAGAATTTTACTGAAAATAAAAAAAAATAAAACTTGCCTTTTTTTTGCCATAGTTCTAATAGTATAATATATTATTATTAATTATAAAAAAGAGAGGATCTTTTAAAATGTCACATCATGCACACGAAAAACATCTAGAGAACCGCTATGACGATCTATATGATATTTGGGCTAATGTTTTTTTAATTACAAAAAAAAATTTAAAATATAAATTAACGCCTGAACAATT